TGTCGGTCCAGGGCTACATCTTCGACCGCAAGCTCTGGAACATACCACTCATGCCCTTACCAGAGGGCAATCCCGGATCATGGGTGGAGGACTCCGAGCTCAGGACCCCCGGCGCCAACGGGCGAGGTCCCCACTTCTCGACGCGGCAGATCATCGATCAGTGGGGCCACACAGCCAAGGAATCGAAGGACGCCGACCCCGTACTGAAGAGACTCTTCAGCATGGACGAAGAGATCATGGCAATGTGGGAGCGCGCCCACCACTTCCTACTCGACTGGGAGAATGTGAGGATCGAGGAAGAAGACGTCACAACGGGAAATCTCGCAACAGCAGCACCCGGCGTGTGGGGCATGAAGCCCAGGCCCTCCACCGGTACCTCTCGCACACTGGGGAGTGACCTCGTCGACTACACTGTCTTGGGAGGACAGTACGCCACCGGGCCTGCCTCCCGCAACCTGAAGGGCATGCTGGTCTCTCCTCTGCTGAACTACGTCATAGCAGACGGCGAAACTATGCCTGCCATCCTGTGGAAGAGCGCCCGTTCAGTGTGCTCTTTGCCTTTCGCCTCAATGGTGATGCCTAAACCAGGCAGCGCCTTCGAAGAGAAGAACTTCGTGTACGTGGAACCCCAGAACATCGAGGGACGCCACATCAACACGACCGACCGGTTTGACCCGCGCACAGTCCGCCCCGTGAAAGAGTGGAAGGGCGAGTTGGAGTTCATCCCCATCCCGAGGTCCATCGAAATGCTCGCCGTGCTCGCAGCCTTCGCGGGTCCAGCCGCAATGCCAAACCTCACGGCTGCAGTCGAAAAACATCCCGACAGATGGGCTCATCTGCTGACCGTCGACAAGAACAGCAAGCTGAAGCTGACGCCAGGCGGTGACCTGTTCGAAAGCTCCCTTACGAAACGCTCGTTTCTCGTACCAGTGGCGATACCAAGAGCGGGACTCCAGACACGGGTGGCGACCTGGGTTGGCCCACCTGCAGGCCTCCGACCGTTCAGAGGCTGGATCACTGGAGCGGATATCGAATTCACCAACTTGCCCTACACACTGCAAGTCGACGTCTCCTCCTCCGCGAGAAGCCTCGCAGAAGAACTGGCAACGTAGTGATTGACTTCGACTTCTCGGGACGCCCCTTCGTCTACGGAAAAAGGATTGGGGCGTCCCCGTTGTCGGCAAAGAAGGATCACTCCCCACTGGACCGTCCCGTCGGCCGCATAGTTCGACAATCTTCAATGGCCCTGAGGCGACGCCTAAACGGCTCAAGGGCGCCAGGGTCTTTGGAAATAGACGTTTCCAAAATAGGCCCCATCTGCAACACGGAGGAACGCCTGGCCTACTGGGTACACATCCTCGACCAGCTGAAGGACGAGGTAGCTCTACTCCCCGCAGAGCTGGCTAAGGCGGAAGAGACGACCAGAGCCAAGGCGGGCGCCCACCGGGGTGGTCTTCTCGGCTGGGACATTATACCCGAGGGTTTGGTGCAAGGCGGCGGGCACGGCATGCTCGAAGCATTCACTGTGATAGCGAGCCGACCCGAGTGGAAAGAATTCAAGCCAGCTCTAGCCCGGATGCCAGTGGATACCAATCCAGGCGCTCCTACCTACGAGAAGGGACTAGTGGACGCCCTATTGCACCGCCTGATCACCATAGGTTCCGGCGGCTCATGGACAACGGCAAAACAGCTCTACGGCGAAGCAGCCATAGCACTCAGCGCCGACCCCGCCCCACACGCCATCATGTTTACCAGAACGGGCTCATGTAACAAGGAGCTGCCCGTCTACTCTCTCGCTTCAGGCTCAGTGACACGAGAGGGCTATCTTACCGGCTACGCTACTGCACATAGGGCAGTATTCGGTGTACCTCGGTGGGTTAACGAGCATTTCGTAGCGAACGTAACGGGAGTGAAGAACGTGCTACTGCTCAACGGCATGTTCAACCATTCGCTTCCCCGGGAAGCAAAGGCCCGCGGAATCAAGATACGCGACTGGTTTGCCATCAGGGTAAAACAAGCCGTCGAAACAGCACGGGAGTACGATCCTGGATCGTACGTATTGCAGGACGACATCAGCTCTTTCGACCGTAACGTCCGGCCCAAGCATCACGACAGTCTCGAACGGCTCTATGGAGGCGCGTGGGGAGCAGGAGAAGCCGCAGCTTGGCACGAAGCCCAAAGCATGGGAGTCCTCGCGCCAGCCTGGGGGAATGCAAAAGACGATGCCTTTATGTACGAGCGACCTCACGGCGGCACGACCACATCAGGAATCATCTCTACGACAGCAGACGGCTGCATCTTAAACGACGCCAGGGTACTTACCTCAATGGCAGCAGGACTGGGAACGACTGCAAAGGGTGCCGAAGCCTTAAGACTGGGAGGTAGGTGGGCCGTGTTCATCTGGGGGGACGACACACTGCTCATCGTACCCAAGAGCTTCGACGCTGAAGCCTATAAACAAGCATCACTCGAGGCGGGGTTCCCCTGTAGACTGGACACCCCGCCAGTCTTCCTCATGACCTTCCTCGAATGGCGCATCGGCAAGGGATATAACTTAGGAACCAGAATACTGGACAACCGCGTCTTCCCAGAGCGCGCACCCAGAATAGACGTGCTCAGACTCCTCGGGCTGGTCTCGGGGATGGAAGTGATGGAAGGTAATCCTCTGCGCGATACCATCTGGGGCTTACTGCGCGAGGATAGCATGGTCACTGAGCGCGGCGTTCGCTCGCTGAGTGCTCTTTTCGAATACGCGGAATCGGGCGCCTTAGGACAGGAGATCAAGGACGTAATAGACCCCAGGAAAGGACCAGATCAGGACACCGCAAGCTGGCTCAACGACGTAACTGAACACAGTTTCGGCGCAGGACTCAGAGCGGGGAGGATCGTAGACGCTTTTGGCAAATTCATCGGAGTGCGCACCGCGGGATGGACCTCAAGCCCCTACGAAGCTAGTCAGGGGCGGACACTTCTCAAAGAACTGGTGAAGGACCTCAGACACGACAGGTCCGAAGCCAAGGAGAAGTGGGAAAAGTACGCCCGCATCCTTGTCGTCCAGCGTGGCAGAGAAGAGGAGGAAAACGAAAATGACGCAACCTAGCGAGGAAAAGACCGAG